ATCGCTCCAGCTGATTGTTGGAATAACTTTAATACCGTACATTTGCCAGTAAGCCGCTAACCAATGTTTTCTATAATGATTGTAAATTTGAATTGCTTTCGGATAGTCTGTGTAGGTTGAAAAATCAGGTGAGCAAACGCAGTCAAATTTTGATAACAAATTTATGTAATCATCGGGTCTGTTCCATAACCTTTGAAATTGGTAATCATCGAGGAAGAAATGAATACAAGTACCTTTCGGGTCTTTGCAAGTTTTCGCATAATTAAAGCCGATAAACTTTTCAAATTTAACTTCATCGTTCCAAATGATCGGTATATCGTATTGCCCCGCGCCGATAAAATTCATTCTTGTTAGGTTTTCGTAAGCACTTCTTAGTTCATACATAGCCATTATTCGCCCTCAGAGCCTTGTGGCGGTTCGCTTTCATCATCAGGTATAGTTTCACTCTTATACCCTGTTGCAAGCCTTGAAAGGCTGTCTGCGTTCATTTTCTTTAGCATTTCCGCAGCTTTGTCGCCGTCACCGAGAATTGTTAAAATTTTTTCTGTAACATAATCGGGGTCAAGATATTCAGCCGCTTGCAGAACGGTTTGGACATCCTCGTTGACATTAATCACCATAGAGCGTGTAAATGTCGGCTTATCATCAATCCCAGCAACTGCCAAAATTCCTTGAATAAACTCAATTTCGCAATATTCAAAATCATCACACTTAATATTCAACGGTTCATAAGCCGCTTTTATTTCCGTAGCCGTTGCCGCGCCGCTTGCAATGTTCTCAATATCAAGAGCCATTGCGTCACGATATAGGTCTTTTTCAAGCCGTTTCAAAAGCGTTTCACGAGCTTCAAAAGGCGGCTGAATGCTTGCCGGCTGAGCGGTAACATTATCATCGGTAACAACTGCGTGCAGTTCACGGACACGTTTCAAAAACTCAGCTAAATCAATATCGTCCATACCGCCAGCGTTTTGCAACGTCCAATAAATGAAACTCGCTTCATCGATTGTGTTAGCAAATCCTGATTTAACCAAATCAAAGCAATCAATCTGACTGCGAATATCATCTAAATCCGATTGATGTCGAGAGTTGCCCCACATTGGGACTATTGGGAATGTCGGATAATTTTCACCGTCATAAATCTCAACACCGCTTGCAATAGATGTACGAACTTTAAATTTATATGGTTTTTTCGATTCTCTGACTTCGCCTTTGCCGTCTTTCCACATAAACTCTGTGTATCCGTCAATTTCGTATAATGTCGCTCTTAAAGGCTTGCCGGAATCAATCTGCCAAAATCTTATCCCAGCTTTTAACGCTCCGTCTTCTTCATCGTAAAGTGGTGCAAATTCAAGCAAAGTGAACATCTCAACGTGGTCGAGATTGAAAAAACCAAATGCGACTCCATACAATGACGCTTGTGTCGATATTTTTTGAAGTTGCGTATCAAAGGGATATTTTTTATTGCCTAATTTGTCGCTTGTATCGCTTTTACTCCACCCAACACCGTTACCGTTTAAGAACTGCACTTTTTGCGTCACAAATCGGTGCAAAAAATTTGACGGCATTTTATAATTGGCACTCCAAATATCGGGAATTTTTTCGCCCGTTGCTTTGTAAAGCCATTTTTGAAAACGTGTAATGGTGGTATTTCTGCCTTCGTTGTATTCTTTTGCATCGCAAGCCTTTGAATACAAGCCGCTTGATTTATGCTGATTTATCGCCTGAAGCACAAAATCTATTCTATTTTTTTCATTATCGCCAACGGCGATTAAATCTTGATATGTATACATTTATATCACCATTGCCCTTTATGCTCACGTTTTACTTTTGCAATGTGCTTCGTTCTGACCATATAACGCATTGCGTCCGCTAAGTGGTCATTTTCCTTTACTGGCTTATCTGTTCCCTCTTCCCACACATAAGACTGCATTTCTTTTTCCCAATTTTTGAGTGTATGTGAAAATTTAATCAGTCCTCTGTGCATTGCCGAGGCAGTTTCACGTATTCCGTCCTCAACGGCATTATCCGCTGATCTGACTTTGCTCCAACTTTTCTTTTTCAACAAAGCAATGAACGATGCCGCCGACGGGTCAATAATCGTTTCAAGCCTTTCGCCTTGTAAAAGATACGGTTCAACGAATTTATCCATATCTTCGCCGTATTCATCATCTGTTTTCTGCTTGTTGGTCGTTCTTCCGCTGTAATAGTATTCATTTACCGCATACCATACACCGTTATGTTTTTCCCAGTATAAAGCCGCAAAAGGGTTCTGTGTACCGTAGTCAATTGAAAGACATTTGGCTTCTATCGGAGTGTTGGGAACTTCTGCAATTGCTTCTTGATAGTTCGGATAAATCAAGCCCTCTGCAAGCACCCATAAACCGAGGATAAACCGTTCATAAAAAACACCTGTGTACTCACGTTTAATGTTTTCCACATAGTCTTCAGGTAATGTGGAATTATCGTCAAGTAAAAATTTTACATCAAGCATATCAAGGCTATCTTGCCTATCGATATAATCCATTTTTAACCAATGTGATGGGCTGTCGGGGTTTGTAGTGGCGAACAATTTAGCTTCAGGCAAACGCAAACGAGATAATAGCATTGTAAAAAAATCTCTGGGGAACTGTGTAAGCTCGTCACAGTATGCACCTTGTAAAGTCAAACCTCTTATTTTTGCTTCGCTCCGTGCATCGTTTGCTCCCTCAAAAAGAATTTTTCTCCCGAACAACTCCCCTTCTTTTGCAGGAATAGAAAACTTGAAATTGTTCTCCCCTACCAAATCTTGCAGCAGCATCAAGCAGTTGCGTTTAAGCGTAGTCAGAGATTTTGCACACATCATATACAAACTATCTTCGGGCATTGTTTTAACCCAAAACGCCCACAATACGAGCGATATCCACGTTTTGCCGCTTGAAACACTGCCCTCTAAAAGGTTAATTCTTTTCAGTTGGTTCGTCTGCCACAGTGCCATCAACTGGAGTTGTTTTTGTGTATACATTGTCTTTCAATCCATTTATCAAATCTGCAAGCTGTCCGTTTGCGGTATCGGTGTTTTCATACTGGATTTTATCCGATTGCCCTAAGTAGTTTTTGCCGAGAAAAATTGCCATTGCAGCGGACTTCTTCGAGAGTTCCAATTGATTTCGCCTCAATTGAATTTTCAAAGGCATAAGCTCATTTTGTTTTTTGAATTCTTGAAAATTCATTCCATAAGTTCTCTTGCACCATCTCGATAGCGTATCAGCATTTGCGGGAATTCCCGTGTCCTTATCGCGAAAGAACCAACATATTTCTTCTTGGGAACAGCCAAAACCGATAAGGTCAGCGAACGCTTTTTTATCAAATTCTTTCCTCGGTCTGCCTGCTGCCATCTAATCACCTCGTTTTTATTTCAACAAGTAATCTGGCGGCATATTAGGCGTTTGAGAAGTAACAGGCTCTGTTTTTTTAGAAATCATTTCTCCTACTGACTTCATTGTGTCATTTGTTGTTATTTGGTTATATGCCGCCGCCAACTGATTAAGTTCCTCACAGCTCATTACACTTTCGAGCATTTCTGCCGCTTTATCAATAATTTTCTGTTTTAATTCGTCTGTTGTCATTTAATCACCTCAACTTACGTTTATTCAACTTCTGAATAAGGTATTTTCTTCCCGTCTTTCAACAAAAACACATCTGCATCCGAACCTTTAAGGTTAATATACCTTTGCAAAATGACATCACAATAGTGCGGGTCAAGTTCGCACATATAGCATTTTCTGTTTAACTGTTCACAGGCTATTAGTGTGCTACCACTACCACCGAAAAGGTCAACAATCACTTCCGCTTTTTCCTTTGCTTGCTGAATCGCCCATGCTATTACTTCAACAGGTTTCATTGTTACATGAAGTTTCTTTTCGTTCCCCCAATGGTGCGATATGTGCCTTACATTTCTGCCAAAGTTCGTCCATGCCAATTCGCACTCGCTGAATGACAAGCCATCATTCTTTTTATGCCATACAAGCCAATCGTTTGATATTGGCAATACATCTGTGAAATAATTACCACCCCATATACAAATATTATCTGCCAATGTGAATGAAATAGATATATCGGGTCTTTCTGAATCCCAACCTTCGCCTCGGTAAAATTCCTTTGCACCTGCTCCCATTGTCATTTTTTCAGCATTGATGCCATACGGAGGGTCTGTCATAACCATATCAGCCTTTACCCCATCCATAAGCCTATCAATAACCGCAGGGTCGGTGCTGTCGCCGCAAATTAAAAAATGCTCTCCAAGTTGCCACAAATCGCCCAACTTGCACCGTGTTTCAACTTCTTCGGGCACTTCATCTTCAACAATCTCCTGCGGTTCGTTATCATCAAGATTTAACTCAAATCCAAACTCTGACATATCAATATCAAAAATACCGTCAAGCTCTGTTTGTAACAAATCAAAATCCCATGTTGACATTTCGGCAGTTTTGTTGTGTGCTAAAGAATAGGCTTTCCTTTGTTCATCTGATAATTCATCTAATCGAATACATGGTATTTCTTTTATGCCTAATTTTTTAGCTGCTAAAAATCTTCCGTGTCCTTCAACTATTATATTATTTTCTCCCCAAACGCCGACAGGATCATTAAATCCAAACTCTTGAATACTATTTATTATAGTCTGTACATCCTCTTCTGTGTGTTTACGAGCATTATTTTCATAAGGCATCAATTTGTTAATGCTGATATTTTCTATTTTAAGAGTCATTTTTATTTTTTATCTCCTTTAATACACAAAATGTCTGCAATTGCTGTTCTCTTAAAATACAGAATCAATTTATTTATATCAACGTCAATTAAGTTCATACAAACACCTTTTTTAATTTTATTTGCACAAAACCGCCCCTATAGACCTTCGGGACGGCTTGTGCGAAAGGAGAATTACTAAAATGAACAAAAAAC